CATTCGGCCAAGTGCTGCCAGACGCGCAGATCGCCGAAGCGCTGGCGAATGCCAGCCTCGGGCTTGGTCTCCTTCTGCGTTCCGGCCTTGGTGCCGTCGCGCTGGTACTCCTGCAGGAGCGGGTTCGTCTCCCACGACTTGCCGACCGTCTTGTCGACTGCGGCGCGCGCCAGCGGATAGCGGTTGTAGGCTTCGAACGCGGTGGCGAACTCGACCCGCTCGGGATAGCCGAAGTCGGCCGCATGGTTGTGCTTGGGCGCGCCGAAGTAGAAGCCCGGGAACATGGCCTGCAGCGAGCGCTGGGCGTTATTCACCACCAGACGGAGGGGATGCATCAGCGGTGCCTCTTCGACAGGAAGAGGGCGACGGTCGAAGGGGTTTCCAGCGACAGCGTATTGAAGGCGCGTGCCGTGCTGTCCGCGTCATCGTCGTGCGCGGCGTCGGGGAAGGCTTCCAGTTCCATGAACCATTCCTCGTTCCAGGGGCCGCGCAGGACATCGACGTTTCCGGCTTCGCATTGAGCCGAGAACGGGCCGAAGCGGGTTTCCTTGTCGCCGGTCTCTGGCGTGGCGCGAGCCGTGTAGCTCGACAGCATCTTGATCAGTGTCGCGACCTGAGCCTTGCCCGCCTGGCCGGGGTCCTGCGGGAGGCTGATCTCGACTTCTCGCCCGTCCTGCGACGCTGTGTTCGAGATGAGCGCCTCGATCTTGTGCGGCGTGTCCCGCTCCCTGACGTGGTGCAGGACGATGTAGCGTCCCGTCGAACGGGATTGCCCGATCTTCGTGCCGGCCGTCCAGTCAGGGTCGTTCCCGTCTACTTTCGGCGTCCCAGCCAAGGCCCAGCCACGCACGATGCGCAGATCGGCTGGAGCGGCATCCACCACGGTCACCCACGACCGTTTGAACAGCAGGCCCGCCGCCGCCCTGATCTTCCAGTTGCCGCCGAGAAGGCGTTCCCGCTCGACCTTGGGCAAGGCTAGCAGGTTGGCCATGTAGCCGGGGTCTGCAGCCATCAGGGCCGCGTTGTCCGTCAGCTTGGCAGGAATGAAGGTGGCCGACTTGGGCGGAATGCCCGGGTGCTTCTCTTCAAGCTCTGCGGGGTCGTCGGCCCAGATCAGCGTGTCGTTGATGCGGACGAACCAGCGCACAACTCCGGCGCGCTCCGAGATGG